GCAATGGCTTCGATGTAGTAATTTTTATCGCCTGTTTCCATCAGCATCTCTGCGCTTGCATCCTCCAGCACCTCTATCGCTTCTTCAATAGCTTCTCTGCTCATGTGTTCTTCTCCTTTAGTTTGGCTTCGATGGCACGGGCAAAAAGTGTTTTATCAAACTCATCCAGAAACCAACACCCTGACTCAGCCTGATAAACCTCCTCATCCGTCAGCCCAACCCATTGCTTTAAACCAGCGCCACTTCCGCCTTGGGCATGAAGGACTACTTGTTTAGGTTCTTTGATACGGTAGTTCATGTGTTCTTCTCCTTTAGCTTGGCTTCTATGGCGCAAGCAAAATTGCCCCAGTGCTGATTTCCTGAATAGATCTCTTGTATTTCATAAGCCGTCAGCCCAACCCATTGCTTTGGTGGTGCGGTGTAGAGGGGTTCAACCCAATTACCTTCCGTTGGTTTACAAGCAAATTTGTTTGATAATTTTCCGTCAGGTGATGTAGAAAACCACGCCACTGGATTTTCCTTGTTCATTGCTCCCTCGCTTTCAACATAGCATCTGCAATTTTGTATGCGTTGCGTGAAACATCCCCTTCATGGCTGTATTTCTGCGCTATTGCTTGCATAGCCTTAGCTGCAAAGTAATCACGCAAAGTCATACCGCTATGGCCTGTTGCCGCAAACAGCGGAAACGCTGGGCCGCCTGTATCTTTGCTCATGTGTTCTTCTCCTTTAGCTTGGCTTCGATTGCTTCCGCAAAATCCAACACGTTCTGATGTGCATAGCAAATGTGAAACTCCACAGCACTGCCACTCTTTGCTCTGTTGCATTTCCAGATTTCATCTGCGGTCAGCCCAACCCATTGCTTTTGTGCAACGTAAAGTTTGTCGCCTAGCTTTATGTCTTTAGCGTTATCCCATGCGACCTTTGGCCTACCCGTTTTCTCGAACAAATAAACATGCGCTACATGACCGTCGTCTGTCGGTGTCTTTGCTGTTTTGTTTTCGCTCATGCCATATCCCCTTTGTAAAGGTTCCAAGCATCCATCAAATTATCTCTAGCTATATCAACCTTTAGTCTCATCTGGTCTAGGTCGTGTAGCAAGATTCTTAGCTCGTTGGGATGCACCATCACATACGTTGTTTCGTCTGCTAGCTTTCTTAGTAGTGCGTAGGCTTTTTCTTTGTCTGTCATTTGTCTGTTTTCCTGCTAAATAGTTCAGGCTTGTAAACCCGCACACTTGAGTTATGCAGGTAAACCGCGCGGATCATGTCGTCAACGACAGCCCAACAAAAATCAACGATCTGACCGTTCGACACATAGCTGTATCCGTCAACAAGGTGTGATCCATACCGCTTGCATTTGTCCTGACGCAAAGTAAGTACGATCTCACCGCCTCCCTCATTGCTTGCAGACCAAGTTTGTGCTGATACAGAAAAAGACATGGCAAACAAAACACCAAATAAAAGTTTTTTCATGCTGCCCTCAACCTTTCAGAAATCCTTGCCTTCCAAGAGTTCCAATCCTCTCCTGGTCTAGCAGGACAATTTACTTTCGCTGCCATCTCAGCAGTACCTTTTTCTGTCGCCCACCACACAACAACCTTCTCTTGTGCGGGTGCGATCTCTAGTTCATCTTCCCATCTTCCTTGATTCAACCATGTAGCAGGATGCGGGATGAACTCCTGACCAGTACCCTTCACTTGGTAGTACTTGTTGTGCGTCACTAAAGCCTCTACAGCAGACTTTTGCTCTTGTGGCGATAGTTTGGCCCATGCTTTTTGTGCAGCACGTTTAGCGACCTTTCTTGGGTATTTGCTCCAGAACTCCTCGAACATTGTTTTCTCCTTTTGTTAGGAAATCTCAATGTAAACCTTATTTTTGTTGTTGACTGTCGTCTTGTTGACAATCTCTACATATTCTTTCTTTCTGGACATAACTTCCCCAAGGGTGGTAGCACTCACCTTACCCAGCGGGGGTCTCTTCTGGATGTTCCCTGCCTAGTACAGCCGAAGCCAGCGATTCTCTCCACCTCTTGCTTGTCCCACCCATGTACAAGAGGCTTAGTCCAGTACCTCACTGACAGTCTGGATCGGCATGAAACGGGGTGTTTCGCCAGCCGGTGTTTACTTCCGCGCAACCCATGCAGGTTCTTAATAACGCTCGGAGTACGGCTGTCGAGAGGCAATAAAAAAGGCCGCTTACTGCTGCTCTCGGTAGCGGTACTTGCCAGGAGAAGCAAGTCGAGAGCATGAGTAAACGGCCTTCTATTACATTGCCCGCTACGACAACAACACAATCTTATCAGATCTCTACAACCTTGCAAGTCCACCCCTCTTTCAACTTACCCCACCCGTGAACCTCTATCTTCCATCCTGCCCTCAAGATAGCCGGTAAGTGCTCACACTCTGCAATCTTCTTTACCCTGGCTGACACGTTACCTCTAGAAGTCGTCTGTACTAAGAGCGTCTCCTCGTCCTTGAGACAGAGGATGTCGCCTATCCCAAATAAGTCTTGGCGTATACGAGCCCACGGGTTCCAGTGCTCGACGATCTGGCATAAGTAACCACGCTCACGAAGCGCAGCTAAAGATCGCTGAGTAGGACTTACCGACGAACGGCGTTTCTTTTTGGTATCAGCGGCAGAGATTGTCGTCACGATGACAGTCTTTAGTAGTTGATAAGCCTAAGATTACTCCATCACAACAAGGAGCCAACATGAAGATCGTACTTACACAAGAGCAGCTAGAAAAAATCCTCAAGGAATACTTCGACAACGATTACAACATCAAGATTAACGAGATTGTATTTGCAGCTAACGTAGAACAGTTCTGCACCATCTACACAAGGGAACTCCAATGAGCGTTGACTACGACTGGTGGCTAGACAGAGAACTTTACAGATACGACAAAGAGAGGGAACAAGATGACTATCAACAACAGTTGGAACAACAGGAATACGAACTTGACCAAGTACAAGATAACGAGGAGTGATTGGGCACTATGCGCGCTATTGGGGATTTGCTACGGAACACTGCTCTACCTGTTCATCAAATAAAGGAGCCAAACATGAAATTCAATGAACTCAGAAAGATCAACGTAACCGAGAAGGTCGAGAAGAAAAACGGCCTTTCTTACCTCTCTTGGGCCTGGGCTGTAGATACGTTGTTGCAACACGACCCTACGGCTACCTGGGAGTACAAGCCTCACCAAATGTGGAATGACACGGTGATGGTGTTCTGCGAGGTCAAAGCCTTTGGAGTATCCCGCACTGCACAACTTCCCGTCATGGATCACAGGAACAAAGCGATTTCTAACCCAGATGCGTTTGCAGTCAATACAGCTATGCAAAGGTGTCTAGCTAAAGCTATCTCGCTACACGGAATTGGCTTATACATCTACGCAGGAGAAGATTTGCCAGAAGAAGATAAGCCTTCCGTAGACGATCACATAAAAACGCTTTCAGAAGCCAAAACAGTAGACGAATTGAAAGCGGCATGGACTACAAGCTACAAAGAGTTCAAGAATGATCCGCAAGCTATCAATCAGTTAGACGCAGCTAAAGAACAACGAAAGAAAGAACTGACGGAGATTAAATGAGTCAGATTCTTGATGCCGCTAAACGATCAGGAGTGCTCATTTCTCACCGAGGTGAGTTCCTGAAGTCGGTAGAAAAGTTTGGCCGGTTGATGCTTAACAAGTCCAAACCGTTGACACCGACACAAAAGGCTTACTTGGCAGCAATCGATGAGTGGATGTCGCTTAACGATCTGGCAAACAAGTTCGGTTGCACACCACAAAACGCCTTGAAGATGATTCGCGCACTAGAGGATCGCAAGTTGGTAACAAAAGAAAAACTTTACAGGCAAGCCTGGGCTTACTACTACAAACGAAAATGAACCTGAACACATTTGAAGAAGGTCTACTGGACTCAATCCAGACCGAGCGTTGCAAGAAACTGCTTTGGTCTGTGATTCAACTAGCAGTTGATGACGCTTGCAAAGCACCCTACAAAACTAGACCGCAAGATGACACGATCACGGCCATGCGGTTTCTATTCGGAGACCTTTACGAGTCTGGGCTCGACAATTATCTGATGTGGCTTGACGTTGACGGTAAACAATTCAAGAGACGCATGGTCGAGGCTATGTTTTCCGATCGTCACGACAAGTTCACCGACTTTGAAAGACGAGCCTTTCGAGCAAACTACAACTGGTATCTGAGAAATGAGATCAATACTAACAACTGAGAATGACCGTAGGAGGGTCATAGAGGCCATAGAAGCCACGGAACTAGGCTACATGGTAACTATCTCCAAACCACCCCGCACAGCGGCTCAGAATCGGTTCTATTGGTCGATCCTGACAGCTTGCGCGGAACAGTTAATGGGCCAGCAGTACACCCAAGACATCTGGCACGAGTGGGCTAAGACGAGGTTTTTGCCTTCTCGTGTCGTCGAACTCCCTGGTGGTCAGGTAAAAGAAATCGAGCCTTCCACTGCTTCGCTTACGGTATCTGAGTTCTCAGACATGGTGGAGCAACTTTTACAGTACGCGCTAGAGAAGGGCTTGATCTGGACAGACGAGATGAAAGACGCTGAACTTGACTTAAGGAAGATCAATGTACACCAACAAAAAGTTGCTTGAGGCTTGTAGGCATCTGCCTTGTGGAGCGTGTTTTTGTGAGGACGGGACTGTAGTCGCTGCTCATAGAAATCAAGGAAAAGGCATGGGCATCAAAGTTTCTGATGCTTTAGTAGCATCCCTATGCTTTCGTTGTCACTCATACTTAGACCAGGGAAAAGAAATGTCTCGCGAAGAACGTCGAGACTTCTGGAACCAAGCGTACATAAACACAATGCAAGCAATGATCGAACGAGGGATATTAAAGGTGCAACATGGAACAAAGAACTGATGATTGGTACAAAGCAAGACTGGGCCACCTAACCGCTAGCAGAGCCTCAGACGCGCTTGCGAAACAAGGAACGGCTACGCGCAGGAACTATCAGATTCAACTCGTTACAGAGCGTCTGACGGGACTACAAAGCGATTCTTATACAAATACTTATATGCAATGGGGTACAGAGCAAGAACCTGTTGCCAGAGCAGCATACGAAGTCCACACAGGGCATTTCGTCGAGCAGACAGGTTTTCATACCCACAAGTCGATTAAGTGGCTTGGAGCGTCTCCTGACGGTTTCGCAGGGTCAGGACTGATTGAGATCAAGTGTCCCAACTCAAACACTCATGTTGATTACTTACTTTCTAAGGAGGTTCCCGCCAAATACAAACCACAAATGCTCACTCAAATGCTCGTGACAGGTAGGACTTGGTGCGACTTTGTTTCGTTCGACCCAAGGCTTCCTGAACATCTACAACTTTTCATCGTACGTTACGAGCCAAATCCGGAAGAGCTAACTAAGATCGAGGCTGATCTGGTTGCCTTTCTCAACGAAGTTACTCAAATGGAAGAAAAGCTATGCCAAAAGAACTGACAGGAAGTATCAGCAAGAACAAGAAGAAGGAGAAGGATGTGCACCCAGACTATCGAGGTTCAGCAATGATTAATGGGGTCGAATACTGGATCTCTGGCTGGGTTAACGAGGGTTCCGACGGAAAGTATTTGGGGCTAAAGTTCCAGCAGAAAGACGCGGAAGTAAGATCAACCAAAGTCGATGACGACGATTCAGTACCGTTCTAATGTTAAGCGTACACCACCAAACCATGCTGAAAAAGGCGTTTGCTAAAAGACCAGCAAACATTTCTGATGACTCTCCCGTACTTGAGAGAATCATTCATATCATCAAGTCTGAGGCTCCAGAGTGTTTCTGGAAGCCTACAGAGTTAGACAAAAGGAGGTTTTTCAATGCACCGAGGCCTGGGACTCCTCACGCTGATGCAGTCTATCCGTTCCCGAAAGGCCTTTTATGAGTTGGCAAGACTTGATAAAGGCTCAGACGAGGAAAGATCGTTTCCGACTCGTCGAGGAAATCTGGAGGGAACACGGCTGGATTCCGCCGTCAACCGAGTGCCCAGACACTATGGCAAAGCACAAAGCGTTTAAGGAGTGGTCGATCCGTGGAGTCGTGGATCAACCTTATCAAGAAAGTTAAGTCGTCTGATGTTGAGGAGATAGCGGCAGCGTACGAAAGTGCACTGCCGTTTGTCGTTCAAGACTGGGCGAAGATGATCCTGAAACTACCCAAAAGCAAACGACTTCCGATCATCGAGAAGATCGACAAAGTACACGGGGATAAGATCGGCCAGATGGTGCGAGACGAAGTTACCGCGCAACACCGCGGCTCTTCTCAAAACTCCTCATCCCAGCGATACCCAACATACCGCTCAAAATAACCCATAGAGCGTCGGTATCTAACATGGGAGGTGGCTTTACCTCCTGCGGGACAATCTGTTCTGCCTGCATCCAAGTCCACGCCCATACCAGTAGCGGGTAAGCAAGGAACTGATAGAACATCGCACCCGCCCCTACCCAACCGATAGCGGGTCGCCAGCCAGCAACAAACATATTCTGGTTAGCGGCTTCGACCTTGTTAACTTCCATCTGACCAAGGTCTATCGCCTGGTCAATACGCTTGGCCTCAAGCTCAAGTTCCATGCGTTCCTTATCGGATGTGTGCAGGTCTCCGATAACTTTTCCGACGCTATCAACGATGGAAGAGATTCCGAGCAGGTTCATAGCTTGAGCGTCCTGTTAATCCAACCCAACATGAACTTAATCTGGCTTCTGTCTCGCGTCACAATGTCACGATACCTAGCAATCTTTGCTAGCGCGTAATAGGCCACAAATAGCTCTGGATTGGCTTGGTTGAGTGCTGATATGGTCTTAGGGCCAATAACGCCGTCTGGGGCTGTTTTAACGCATATCTGGGCAAGTTTAATGGACACAGGAACGCCAGCATTAACAGCAAAGTTAAAGAGGGACGAGG